ATATCAATGCTTGCCTTAGATATGGGTGTTGCCGCTCTCAAAAAGCAGATATCAAAGAAAGTTGAAAATTATGCGATAGATTGTCATGGGTATATGATATATGACTGTGAATGCCCGAGCTGTAAAACAGAGCACAAGGAGATGCATCCTTTTGCTTATTGTCCATATTGCGGACAAGCGTTAGATTGGGGTGATTATGATGGCTGATGCAGACAGATGTGTATGCTGCGGCGCGATAGTCCCCGAGGGACGACAGGTGTGCCCACAATGCGAACGCAAAAGATACATCTACACTATTCCCGATATCCCGCCGTCGCTCAACAAGTTCGCCGGGCGCGAGAATGTATGGGCGTACAGAGCAGAAAAAAAGCAGTGGGAAGCCATTTGCGCGGCATACTGCCGACCGAAACCTTCCGAGCCAACAAAAAAGTGCGTTGTCAGAATTACATACTTTTTCCGAACAAGGCAACGGCACGACCCGGACAATTACAACGGCAAGTTTATCCTCGACGGCTTGCGGGAAGCCGGAATAATTGAAGATGACAGCTTTTCAAACGTCGAGCTTCAGCTGTGCGGAAGCTATGACAAGGAAAATCCGAGAACAGAGATAGAGGTGATATTGTGACCGTCACCGAATGTGTTAATCACATTAGGCACTTAGAAAACGAGATATCGTTCAAGCAACGCCAAAGAGCGGAACTGTTTGAAATGTTGACATCTATCACCGCTCCGTTGTCCGAAGCCGTGCAGAGCACCTCAGAGGACAAGGTGAGCAGCCTTGTAGCGCAGTATGTTGACCTTAGCAACGAGATAATCGACACTTACAGGCGGAAATTCAACGCGGAGAACGAGTTTCACGCTTTAGCTGCTCAACTCCCGCCACAATGGGAAGAGCTGTTGCTCTTGCGATATCTCAGCGGAATGACATTTGAAAACATATCTGCGGAAATGGGCTACTCGCGGGAGTGGTGCTGGAAAACAAATAACAAAGCCCGAACGGCACTGCAAGATCTTATCGACCAAAAAGAAGGGCAAAAAAGCTGAAAGTGTACAGAGAAATACAGAGAAATACAGAGAAATACAGTTTGCAGTTATGGTATTATATATGCGTAGAGGTGGACGGGATATGGCAGCTCTCGTGCATTGATACAATTTCCGTTCTCTTTTCCATTTTTCATTTTTCTTTTTTCTTATCTCCTTTCCCCGCTTCGCCCTGCGGCGGGTACAATAGCAGGGCAACACGGCGAAACACGGTTGTTGTCGGGGCCCCCATACCCCGACAGTTCGGTTCAACTCCGACTTTGCACACCTATAAGTTAGTTCCTTCCCGTTGGTTGTCGGTGGTTATTCGGTTGTCGGATAGCCGCCGACAACGCTTTGTTATGGTGATATTATGGAAATAATCACAAAAAAAGTAAAAGACTTAAAGCCGTACGAGCAAAACCCGCGCAGAAACGATGACGCGGTCAAATATGTCGCCGAAAGCATAGAACGGTAATTTAAGATTCCTATAAAAGAGAGGTGGTGGCATGGCAAAGCAGACGAATTTCGGGGGCAAAAGGCACACTTTAACAGTGGAAGACCAGAGGAAAGGCGGAAAGCGTTCAGGCGAGGTGCGCCGTGACCTGAGAGATACCCGCGAAATAGTGAGACGCGCCATGTCGATGTACCTCAAAAACAGTGACCCGGCAGAAGTCAACTACCTGAGCGAGATAACGGACGGGGCTAATATATCAGCCAAAGAGGCGATGATATACGCGCAGCTCAACCGGGCGATGAACGGCGACACAATGGCATTTAAAGCCTTAATGGAGCTTGCAGCCGAGAATGGCGGTCAGCAGCAGAGCGACATATCAGAGCTTTACAAGGCACTGGACGGTGACGACGATTGAAAATAACAACACTGTCGCCAAAGCAAAAAGAGATTTTGCGCTGGTGTCACGGCAAGGATAAAGACAAATATGACGCTATTATATGCGACGGTGCAGTCCGTTCAGGCAAGACCGTCTGCATGATTCTGTCGTTCATTCATTGGGCTATGCGGTATTTTGACGGTCAGACGTTCGCTATATGCGGCAAGACCGTCCAATCGGCAGAGCGTAACATAATAACGCCGCTGCTCGGAATGACCGATTTAACGGCTTATTTTGAGCTTAATTATAAGAGGTCAAACAAGCTTCTTGTGGTGACCGGAAACGACAAGACAAACTATTTCTATGTGTTCGGCGGCAGAGACGAGAGTTCGGCGTCGCTCATTCAGGGCATGACACTCGGCGGCGTTCTGCTCGACGAGGTCGCCCTTATGCCTCGCTCGTTTGTTGAACAGGCTATCGCGAGATGTTCGGTGACCGGGTCAAAGTACTGGTTCAACTGCAACCCCGACAGCCCGGCACATTGGTTTTACGAAGAATGGGTGACAAAGCCCGAAGAGAAACATGTCTACCACATACACTTTTTATTAACCGACAATCCGTCACTTACCGACGAGATAAGAGAGCGATATTTCAGGTTGTACCCGTCGGGCGTGTTTTATCAGAGGTTTATTCTGGGCTTGTGGGTAGCTGCCGACGGGCTTGTGTACGATGTCGATGTAAACACTTTAATTGATGATACCGTTCCCGAACAGGGGCGGTATTTTATTTCTATCGACTATGGCACGCTAAACCCGTTCTCGGCGGGTCTGTGGTGCCTAAATGGCAAGACTGCAACGAGAATAAAAGAGTTTTATTATGACGGGCGCAAACGTCAAAGACAGTTGACCGACGAGGAATATTATGAAGCGGTCGAAGACCTGGCGGAAGGCTATGACGTTGAGCGAATAATTGTTGACCCATCCGCCGCGAGCTTTATAACCTGTATTAGGAAACACGGCAGATTTTCCGTGCGAAAAGCTAAGAACGACGTAATTGACGGAATCCGAGTCACTTCTGAAATGGTCAAAGGCGGCGTTATCAAGATAAATTCAAGCTGTCAGGGAATCTTGAAAGAGTTCGGCATGTACCGTTGGGACGATAAATCGACGGTCGATAAGGTTGTAAAGGAATATGACCACGCGATGGACGATATGCGTTACTTTTGTTACACGATATTGAGAAGGGAGCTCCGCTGGATGGGGCATGGGGGGGACAACGATGACGAAGATAAAACGGTGGATATGCGATAAGTATCTGCCCTCTTATGCCCGCGAGAGTGCCGCAGAGGAGACGCGCAGACTCAAGGCAAGGATATTTGACCTTGAGAGAGAAAACGCACGTCTGAGGGCATATGTCGAAGGATTTGAGCGCGGCACGCGGCAGATGCGCAAAATAATCATCAACACGGGGGACAAAAAATGAGTGTAATATCTGCATTGCTTAACTGCAACAAAATATACAATTTTTCCGATGCATTCGGGGTCAAGGATATAACGACGGCAGAGATGCAAGAGGCTATAAAGCTGTGGCTTACAATGTACTTTGACCACAAAGACAAGGAGCTCGACGATTGTCAGAGACTCCCGGTGCTTATAGTCAACAAACTTGTAAAAACGGCGTTCTCGGAGTACTCTGCGAGCTCGGAAAATACCTTCGCGCAAACAACGCTGGAAGACCTTGAACGGGCAAGAAGAGCGGCATTCCAGCAGATGTTAATCTCTGGCGAGTGTCTTATAAAGCCCGTGCCAACCGCTGACGGCTTTATATTTGTGCCGATACGGCGCGACTGTTTCGCCCCGCTCTCACGCAACGAGCGCGGAGAGCTTACAAGCGTAGGTACAGCAGAGCTGACGGTAGAGGGCGGCGACTATTACACACTGCTTGAGCGCAGGACGGCGGGTTATGTGCTAACAATCGAAACTAAGCTTTTCCGTTCCGGCGATGCCGGGACACTGGGAACGGAAGTGCCGCTTGCGTCGCTTGCTAAATATGCAAATTTGCAACCGATAATGCAGTTGCCCGTTGCTGGGCTGGGGCTTGCGAGTCTTAAATCGCCGCTCTATAACACGGTTGACGGGTCTTTTGACGGAGTGTCAATATATGCTCCCGCCGCTGACCTTATCGCAAGGATAAATCGCAATGAGCAACAGCTGTGCAACGAGTTTGAACTCGGCAGAGCGCGAATAATGGTATCTGATGACCTTATAAAGCGCGACGGCAACGGCAATAAGCGCGTTGTGGATGATGTATTCACACGGTTTGACGGCGACCCGCAGGACTTCGGCGTTACGATATTCTCGCCCGCGTTCCGTGAGCAGAGCTATCTTGCAAGAAAAACGGAGTATCTGCGCAACATCGAGAGCCTTATCGGATTCAAACGCGGCATATTGTCGGATGTTCAGGAAGCCGAACGAACGGCAACGGAGATAACATCTTCTGACGGCGACTATAACCTTACAATTATCGACTTGCAGAGCATGTGGACACAAGCGGTCAGAGACTTGCTTGTAATTTGTTCTGCGCTTGGCGAGATTTACCGCATAAACGGTCACAGCACTATTGACCCCGACGAGGCGGTGCTTGATTACGGCGACGGTGTACTTTATAACCGCGACAAAACCTGGAATGAGTATGTCGGTATGGTGCAGATGGGCTTGATTAAGCCTGAGATAGCTGTAGCGTGGTATTTTGAGGAACCGTGCAAGACTCCGGCAGACATCGAAAATATCCGTGCAAAGTATATGCCGGAAATAGAAAGTTTGACGCAAAGCGGTGATGAATAATGCTGTCGCCCGAAAAGATAGACGCGCTGAATGTGCTTGCCGGACAGGTTATTGACCCGGTGACTGACTATCTGCTTGCCGATATAGCCCGCAGGATAGCGCAGGCGGGCGAGATAACATCGACGGCGGGATATCAGATATGGAAAGCGCAGCAGCTCGGCGCGAGCCGAAAGACGACACAAAAGCGTGTCGCAAAACTGCTGGGCTTGTCGCGTGATGAGGTCGAAAAGCTTTTTGAACAGTCCGCAGAGGCTGGATATCAATTTGATATGTCGCGATTGCCGACTGAATCAATACCGTTTGAAAAAAACAACAGTCTGCAACAAATAGTTTCCGCTGCTGTCGAGCTTGCTAAAGATGATTTTACAAACATCACGCAGACAATCGGCATGATAGACCCATACGGCAATGAATTACCGCTATACAAGGCATATAATGCGTGTTGCGATTACGCTTTTAAGCAGGTATTTACAGGCGCGACGGATTATAACACGGCAGTGCGGCAAGCTTGCAAAAATCTGTATGATAAAGGGCTTGTCGCTGTTGACTATCAGAGCGGCGCAAGAACATCACTTGAGGCTGCCGTGCGTCGTAATATCATTGGTGGGCTCGGACTTATGCAGGAGAAGATAAGTGCCGAAAATCACGACAAAATGGGCGCGGACGGCTGGGAGATATCCGCACACGCCGCGAGTGCGCCCGACCATGAGCCGATACAGGGTAAGCAGTACAGCGACGCGGAGTATCAAAAGCTTAATGACAGCCTCGTGCGCCGTATCGGTACGCTTAACTGCGGTCATGCCGCCTTTCCGATTATCTTGGGTGTATCAAAGCCCGTATACACCGCAGAACAGCTTGAAGATTTTAAGCGCAAAAACGTAGCGGGCGTAATCTATGACGGTAAGCATTACACAACATATGAGGCAACGCAGATGCAGCGCCGACTCGAGTGGTCAATCCGCAAGTGCAAGCGCGAGATAACCGTCCGCGAAGCGGCAGGCGACGAGGAAAAGCTCAAACTCGCGCAGGTGCGTTATACCCGATTAAATCAGGAATACGCCCGCTTTTCAAGAGCCGCAGGACTAAGAACACAGACCGAACGGTTGCGGACTGCCGGATTTGATTATAAGCAGGGCAAAGAAGCAACAGAAGCGGCGAGAACGATTAATAGAGAAACAGAATCCTTGATAGAGCTAAGTATAAGACGGCAACAACAGTTGAAAAGTAACCCCAGTTTGGCACTTCCAAATGCGCGAGAAGCGGTAGTTGAAGACGGTAAGTTCTTGAAATATCTGTTTAACGAAGAAAATAAAGTAGGCTATGCAAAAGGAGTTGCTTTTTCTTCTCGTTTAGGTTATGATATTAATAACTGGGAAGAGTTGCGAGACGAAATAAGGGAACGCGCCTTATTGTATCCCGTTAAATCAAAAGGGAATAGCGGATATGGCACAACTTATGAGCAAAAAATGATTTTGTACGGTAAAAAATCAATACCCGCCAACGTTGTTGTTGCGTGGATACTTGAGAACGGAGTTCCGAGAATGACGAGTGCTTACATAAAGGAGGTTAAGAGACGTTGAAAGTAAGACAGTATGATACCGTTCTTCTAAAAGACGGCAGAATAGGAGCAGTTGTCGAGGCTTTAAGTGACAAAGACTTTCTTGTGGATGTCGGAACATCTCCAAACGACTGGGAGACCGTGAGCCTCTCGGCTGATGAAATCGAAAAGGTTATAGAAGCTTAACCGCCAAGCGTAAAGTAAGGCGGTTTTGTCATATCACAACTCAATAATTACAGCGTTTTGCAGTCAAATGCAGGGCGCTGTTTTTATATCCAGATATTAACGCTGTCCCGGTGGCGGCGTTTTTATACAATTTCAATGCGGACAGATTCCGCAGAAAGGATGAACCAGATGTTTATTTTTTCAAGAAGATTAAAACTGTTCCCAGAGGGCGAACCCGGCGCAGGTCAGACCGACCCGGCGAAGAGCACACCGCCCGAGCCTACAACAGGTAAAACCTTTTCCGAAGATTATGTGCACGCTCTGAGGAACGAGGCGAAAGGGTACAGGACGCAGAACAAAACCTATGAAGCGGCACTCCGAAAGGCGCTCGGCGTGGCTGACGGTGAAGAATTGGGCGATATCAATAATCGCATATCTTCCCGCGAGCAGGCACAGCAGACCGCCCTTGCAAATGCCCTTAAACAGGCGAACGACCGTCTTATCGAGGCGGCAATCGGCTCAAAAGAGGGTTATGACAAAAAGCTGCTCTCAAAAATCATCGACCGCTCGAAGCTTAAGGTAAAGGACGACCTTACCATTGACGGACTCGATGATGCAATTAAAGCCGCCGAAGAGGAATTTCCGGCGGTAAAGGTAAACGCCGCGCCGCCTTTTGCGGCAGGCACGGGCACAATGCCCATTGGAAGCAAATACACACCCGAAGAGGCGGCGATAAGAGCCGCTATGGGACTAAAAACTGACTGAGGAGGTCAAATTTAATGGCAAATAGTATAACACTCGTAAAACAGTTTGTGGCGATGCTCGACGAGGTTTATAAGCTTGCGTCGCTCACTTCCGACCTTGACGGCGCGGCAGAGCTCGTCAGAGCCGGAGCAAACGCGAATGAGCTTATAATTCCCAAGCTCGACATGAGCGGACTCGGCGATTATAGCCGTAACAGCGGTTATGTTGACGGCGATGTCACGCTGACCAACGAGACTGTGCAGTGCAATTTTGACAGAGGTAGGATGTTTACGGTTGACAATATGGACAATCAGGAGACCGCCAATATCGCTTTTGGCAGACTCGCGGGCGAGTTTATCAGAACAAAGGTTGTCCCCGAGCTTGACGCTTTCCGCTTTGCAAAATACGCAGGCACTACCGGCATATCTAAGGTTTCAGCTGGTGCGACTCTTTCCGACGGCGCGGCAGTAATCGCCGCACTCAGAGCCGCAATCACCAAGATGGACGAGGACGAAATCCCCACTGAGCAGAGATATCTTTACATTACTCCCACCCTGCACGGACTTGTACAGGATATGGATACCACCAAGAGCCGCGAGGTACTTACCCGTTTCGCTAAGGTTGTTGATGTCCCGCAGTCGAGATTTTATACTGCGATTGCGCAGAAGTCCGGTAAGATTATATCCAACGGCGACAGTTCGACCACCGACGAGACCGCAGGCGGCTACGCAAAGGCGAGCGGCGCAAAGGATATCAACTTTATGGTCATCCATAAGCCCGCAGTTATCCAGTTCCAGAAGCATGTTGCGCCTAAGTTCATTTCTCCCGACCAGAATCAGACCGCCGATGCGTGGAAGTATGGCTATCGCAATGTCGGTATCGCCGATGCCTACGAAAACAAGGTTGCGGGTATCTATCTGCACCACAAGGCATGAGGTGACGCGATATGACGGTAATAGGTCTTATTTTTCCCGAAGAGGAAAAGAAGTTCCGCTGCGATATCTGCGGCAAGGAATACAAGAGCGAGACTGCGCTTGAAAAACATAAAGCAGAGAAGCACGGCAAGGAGTGAGCGAATTGCAGTACGCAGATTACGACTATTACATCAACGACTATCTTCACGGTCAAGAGGCAATGAGCAGGGACGACTTCGACTTTTTCGCCGTCAGAGCCTCCAAGGTTATTGAGCGGCACACATTCAGCCGGATTGAAGAAGTGACGGAAGCGATTAAGTCTTGTTGCTGCGAGCTCGCCGAATGTTTACAGTCGGAACATAGCGCAGACGGTCAAGGGGGCAAGACTTCCGAGAGCGTCGGCAGTTATTCCGTCTCCTATGCGCCGGCAGCGGACAGACGCCGCGAGAGTCAGCAGGAACATAGCCGTATTCTGCGTCTGTGGCTCGGTGACACAGGCTTACTCTACAGGGGATAAAAAGATGTACACTAACACAAAAGCAACCGTATACCGCCTTGTAGAGGGCAAATACGAGCGGATATTCCTGCCGCGCGTTTTTTGGGACGCGAAGTCGACCGCCTCGACGAGCAAAAACGGCAAGACCGAGAGCGACACGGTGACGGTTTTTCTGCCGTTGCTCTTGCAGCTCACTCCGCAGAAAGACCTTATAGTCAGAGGCTCTGTAACTCTGACGATTGATAACTCGACCGAAGAGACTCAGAGCGCGAGCGTAAAACGGTTGTTTGAGGTCTATGACGTCCACACGGTCATGGCTTGCCGGATGTGCGATTTCGGCTCGGCGGGAATGCGTCACACCGAGCTTGATGTGAGGTGATAGCGTGTCCGACCAAATAAAGCAGCCCAAAGATATGGACTATATCGGCACATTCAACGTTAAGATTCATTGGAACTCGGCGTTCGCCAAAGAGATGAACGAAAAAATGCACACGATTCAAAGTGTTATCGATTCCGATGTAATTAAGTTTATGTCGCCGTATATCCCGTATCAATCTGGCTTTTTATCGTCAAAGGCACTGACTATTCCGACCGTCATAGGCTCGGGCGAGGTCAAACAGCTCGGGCCCTATGCGCATTATCTGTATATGGGCGAGGTCTACGGGCCCAATATCCCAGTCAAAGAAAAAGGCGAGATTGTGGGTTGGTGGTCACCGCCGAGTAAAGCCCCGACGGGGAGACCGCTGACGTACGACACGACCAAAAATCCGCTCGCAGGTTCGCACTGGTTTGAACGCATGAAAGCCGACAGAGCCGACGACATACTCAAAGACGCTCAGGAGGCGGCGAACAGATGAATATAATCGAGACAGTCAAGAAAATGCTCTCGAAATGTCCTAAAATAGATGACTTTTGCAACGGCTTACACGTTGACTTCTCCGAAAATAAAAGCGGAGATTTCGGGCTCTATTCGTCCGGCGACGCGCTTGTCGGAAAAGATATTTTAGGCAATGAGAAACGCAAACACAGCTTTGTACTGTACGCCAACGGCAGACCGTTCAACGAGTTTGACAGATTGGCGCACAGTGCTTTTTTACTTGAGCTGACTTATTGGCTTGAAAAGCAGAAACACATCACGGTGACATCTATCGTTGACGGCAAAGAGCTGTCCGGCGAGATAACGAAGATGAGCTGCGCGAATGCAATGCTTTTCGCAGTGCCAACAGGCAATGTCAATGACGGCGTGACATATCAGCTTCAAATCTACGCCGAATATACGATAGAAAGCGAGGAATTATAAATGCCCGACCCCGTTGTAACAAATGAGAAGATAGAGCGTAAATATCTGGCACACTTTATTGATGCGTCGTTTAATGGCACAACTGTAAACAATGTCAGACTGGGCAAAGACCTTGAAGAGTATGCGATTGAGATGAATCCCGATTCGGAGACGAAGAAGAACATACTCGGCGAGAACTCGACCAATGTCAAGGGCTATGAGCCGCAGGGCTCTGTTGACCCTTATTATGCTTATCGCGGCGACCCGCTCTATGAACACCTTGCGGATATAATAAATAACCGCTCGACGGGTTCAGCTCTTGAGACGACCGTTGTTGACGTTCTGCTCAAGGCTGACGGTTCGTGCGAATGGGCGTATCGTGAGAACGCTATAGTTATACCGCAGTCCATAGGTGGCGAAGACGGTGTGCAGATTCCCTTTGAAATCCACTATAACGGAAACCGCGAAAAAGGCACTTTTGACCTTACGGCAAAAACATTTACAAAGGACAACACATAACGAAAAAAGAGGGGCTGCGAGCGCAGTCCCTCTCTCTTTTTAGATTAATAATCCCTAATAATTTCTACTGTTGTAAATGGAGGTAGAACATGGCTCAGAGTATAAACTTTTACGACGGCTTTAAAAGTTACGAAATCAATGGCGACCCGCAGAGAATTGTCCGTATAGATACCGCCGACTACGGACTTGTAGAGCGTCTGCGAAACGCTAAAAACAATATAAACGAAGAAATGAAAAAATACGAGAACGTAAAGATAAAGAGCGACGGTTCGGCAGACCTCGACGAAGAGACCGCCGCAGATAGTCTCCGCGACCTCGGCAAGTTCATATGCGGTCAGTTCGACTATATCTTCAACTCCGAGGTGTCCAGCGTTCTGTTCGGCACAGCTTCACCGCTTTCAACTCGCGGCGGCGTTCCGCTTTTTGAGCGCGTTTTTAACGCCATTTTGCCTATTATAGAAAAAGACATTGAAGCAGAGCGCAAAAAGGCAGAAGCCCGCATAAAGAAATACGAAGCGGAGACCGCAAGGTTCAAAAACAGCTTATGATTGGCTATCTTCCGACCTGTCTCGAATTGGCAGGCAAAGAATATGACATATGCTCCGATTATCGAGTTGCGCTTATCATTTTTGAGGCGTTCGACGACCCTGAACTCAACGATTATGACCGCATGGAAGTGATGTTGAGGTGCTTATACAAGGATAGCATACCGCCGGAGTTAGTCGATGAAGCTCTTAGAAAAGCGGCGTGGTTCCTTGACGGCGGCGAGGACTACCGAGAAGCAAGCCAGCAACGACAAAAAAAGGTCATGTCATGGACACAGGATGAAAAAATGATTTTTTCGGCGGTCAATAAGACGGCAGGGCAAGAGGTACGCGCTGTGCCTTATATGCACTGGTGGACGTTTCTCGGCTATTTTGCGGAAATAGGCGAGTGCCTGTTCACAACCGTTCGGGAAATACGTGAAAAAAGGAACAAAAACAAGAAGCTCGACAAATGGGAGCAAGAATTTTACAAGGAACACAAAAAGATGATAGACATTGAGCGCAAATACTCGGCACAGGAACAGGCAGAACGTGACGCGCTCAATAAACTTTTAGGATAGCGGGGGTGATTGAATGGTTGACGGCTCTCTCAAATTTGACACAAAATTCGATACAAGCGGCGTAAACAAGGCAACGGATATGGTCAATAAGTCGGTGTCGCGGATGTATCAGCGAGTCAAGCAGGCGTTCAGCGGCAAGGAAGTTGACCAATCTACAGCACGGATGAAACAGCTTCAAAACAGCGTTGACGAAGCAAATGCCAAAGTCGAAAAGCAGATAGCCGAAGTCGAAAGACTGCGCACGGAATATGAAACTCTTAAATCTGACGACGGATATATCGAGCCGGAAGCCGCAAAACCGCTGATAGAACAGGCCGAAACGCTCAAAGCGAAAATAGCCGAAGCTAAGCAGCAAGTCGCGGAATATGACAAGCAGTGGGAACAGGGCGTTGCCGGAGCCGATGGCAAGTCCGGCGAGTGGGTTGACAAAGTCCACAGCTTGCAGGCGGAATATGACAAAGTTCTCGAAAAAATCGAAAAAGTCGAGAGCAAAGCCGAAGCAAAACATCAGACCGACCGCGACGCACAGCTCAAAGCTTACGAAGATAAGATAGCTGCTTCAGAGGGCAAGCTTGAAAGACTAAAAAACAAGGCGGAAATAGCCAAAATGAAGCTCAACGAAGCTCTCGATTCGAAAGTGCCCAGCGACTTCAAAAAAGGCTTATCGGGCGCAACGGGAGGGCTTAATAAGTTCACAAGAAGAGTCATAGGGCTCGCAAAGCGAGTTTTTATCTTCTCTGTCATAACGAAGGCTCTCAGAAAGCTCAGAGACCTCCTTTCTAAGATGACATCGACGGACACACAAATTCAAAATTCGCTCGCTAATATTAAGGGCAACCTTTTGACGGCTTTTCAGCCGATTTACGAGGTAGCACTCCCCGCGTTAAAAAAGTTATTGCTTGTGCTTGAACAGGTCACGGCTTTCGTTGCTCAGTTTACCGCCGCAATGTTCGGTAAATCCGTCGCGCAAATGCAGAAAAACGCAAAGGCACTTAATAAGCAAGCAACGGCGACAAGCAAGGTCGGCAAGGCGGCGGAAAAAGCTTCTCGAAGCCTTGCGAGTTTCGACGAACTGAATCAGCTCAGCAGCAATTCGGACAGCAGCTCGGACGGCGGCAGTAGCGCGGGTGCGTCTATGCCCTCCTTTGATAGTGACATCGGGGAAATGGACGCAAAAATAAGAATTATTATAACTTATGGTTCGATTTTAGCCGGTATCGCGCTCATTATGGTTGGCATTGCTTTGATGAACATCAAAGCGGCGTTGATTGGCATCGGACTTGTCATGACAGGGTTAGCGTTCGGCAAGGGCTCGGGCGCATTTGACAAAACTCCGCCTTGGATTAAACAGGTCGTGACATGGGCGCAGCTGATTTTAGGAGCAGTGCTCATTATCGTCGGTATAGCTCTTTTGGCAGCGGCAGGTTCGGGAATACCTTTTATCCTCGCGGGAATTTCTATGATGGCAACTGGCATTGCTTACGGCAAGGTTTCGGGAGCTTTCGCGGAAACTCCGCAGTGGCTTAAAACTATTTTGACGTGGGGCGCGGTTTCGTTGTCAACGGCTCTTCTTGTTATGGGGCTTGCGATGGGCAACCCTGTTCTCATAGGGCTCGGAATCGCGGCATTTAAGAAGAGCATAGACCTCGGCAGGAAAAACGGAACATTCGACTACACATTTAATATGATTAAGACGTTCGGCAACTCTGCAGGCAACTTCATCGTCGGCGTGTGGAACCGAGTAAAAAATAAAGCGTCAGAAGTTTTTAGGTCGATTTCTTCGGGCGCAACGAGAATGTGGGACACCGTCAAAAACGCAGGGCGTGACAGGCTCAACGGCATAATTTCGCTCGTCGAGCGGTGCATTAATACCGTTGTCAATAAAGCAAATAGAATCTCGTGGAATATCCCCGAATGGGTGCCCGGAATAGGCGGAAAGAGGTTCGGCTTTAATCTGCCTACCGTCAGCATACCTCGCCTTGCAACAGGCACGGTTGTTCCGAGAAACTACGGCGAATACACTGCCATACTCGGCGATAACAAGCGAGAGCCCGAAGTCGTTTCGCCTTTGTCAACAATGAAGCAGGCAGTAAAAGAGGTATTGAGCGAGCTCGGAGATAACACACGCCCGATATCTGTCACAATTTATACGACGCTCGACGGTAGAGTTGTCGGACAGTCGGCGATTGAGTATCATAACGGCGTTGTCAGGAGAACAGGCAAAACGCCTCTCGCGGGGGTGAGCGGATGAGTATAGCCGTAATGAAAATCAAAAAAACGGGTACATCGACATGGACGGTACTCCCTACACCTATGAGCTTGAAGCCGTCAACCAATGTTTTGGACAGCGACAAGAGCGGTCGAGACAATAACACAGGCAAGATGTTCCGCGATATCATAACGGGCAAAAACAAGTATACAGCGACACTGCCGAGCGGTATCACCAACACTCAATACGCCTCGCTTGCGGATATAATCTTGTCTAACAGCTTTGATTGTTGGTTGCCGAACCCGATGACGGGCAAATTTGACGCAAAAACATTTTATTGTGCTACGCTCGAACCTGAGATTGAGCAGATATTCAGCGAAAATCTATGGACGTATAAAGAATTTAGTTTTAACTTGACGGAAATGTAAGGGGGCATAGCAGTGTACAAGATAACCAACTCGACAAAAAGAGCTGCGGTCAGAGCTGCATATGCCAAGACGACACGTCAGATTGTCAGCCGAATAACATTCGGACATTATACGGTAAGCGCGGGAGTTCGCTCTTTCGTTTCCGACAATGTTGCAATTCTTGAGGGCTTGCGCAGCTTGAGTATATCGCAAGCTCTCAACAGCGGAGAGGACGCGACAATAGGCGATGTCGGTTCAAGCTCTTATTCCGCGACATTCGACAATCCGTCCAAAACTTTCAATTACCGCAACAAAATAGCCTTTGTTGAGAATGGTATTTTGCTTGAAGACGGGACTTATTATTATACCCCGTGCGGCTATTTCACGACAGAGAAGCCCGAGACAGACGACGACGGGCAGACATTGACCGTTTCGGGCTACGACGAAATAGACAAAATGGGCGGCAAGTGGAAGCCGTCAATTACCGTGACCGACACTACAACACTCAAAGATGTCGTCGAGAACATAGCGAGTATGCACGGTCTGAGTGTTGCATATGTAGACACGGCGGCACAGAACGCCTTGAACAGTCACGTTATCGGCGTTGGAACTGCGGCTGAATTGACAGAACAGAGCGAACGCGATGTTCTCGGCTTTTGCGTCGGTTGCGCGGGAATGTCCGCACGGATAAACACAGCGGGAAAGCTTTATATCTCGTGGTTTTTCAGCCCGGGCACAACCTATGACTACACCGTGACGGCAGATGTCCAATGGGAAGGCGGATTTAAAAAATCTGCCGACAATGCCGTAAAGGTTGAAGCAATAACTGCGGGCATTGATGAAAACGTATACACAAAGGGCACGGGCGTTCCGATATCTTTTGCAAATCCGCTTATAATTCCAACGGAGATAGACGCGATATATGTTCGGTACAACGGGCGGTCATGGTGGCCGTCAACGTGCGTATGGCGCGGAGACCCATGCGTAGAAGTCGGCGACATAATAACCGTCAAGGACAAGAACAACAAGACGTACACCGTCTATGTAGCTCAGCAGGAGTTAGACCTTTCGGGCGGCTTAAAGTCAACGATAACATCGCCCAACCTTGACACCACAGAGACCTCATTTGATACCGTCAGCTCTTCCGTGAGATATGAATTGACAAAGGTAAAAAACTCGATGGAAGCGGCAATAAAATCCGCCACAGACGCTATAAACGGGGCAAACGGCGGCTATTATCGCATACTCGACGTTGACAAGGACGGGAACCCTGACGGCTGGGAATGCTACGCGACAGACGGCTTGCGGGGCGTTAAATGCACCTACGGCGGCATAGGCTGTACTACAGACGGCGGGACGACCTTCATAAACGCTATGACGGGCGCGGGAGTGAACGCAACCGCGATAACAACGGGTATAATCACAGGCGGCACAGGCCAATTCTCATTTAATCTTGAAACCGGACATATCTCCGCGTCGGACATAGATATATCCGGCGGAAGTATTAACCTTCAAGGCGCAAGCGAACAGACCTATTACACCCAGCTAACCTCAAGCAACGCAAGTTCATTAGGTTGGAAATCTGCGTCAGAATACGCCGCCGAAGACGAGCACAAGCCGTATATAACCGCCGACTGGCTAACTCCTACGAGCTACCCGACGACAGGCTCATACTATCAAGCGGCGAGTCAATGGTACAATTGCAAAAAAGGCGATGTATTTCGTTTGACGGGCGAGGGCTACAATCGAGCATTCGGCAACGGTGCGCGGTTGGATGTCGTCGCATGGATACAGGTCGTATACAAGAACGATGCCGGAGAAACAGCGATGTCGTCAATGTGTGCGACGGTAATTCCGCCCTCTTTCGACGAGACGAGAGTGACGACGATTGACACGACGGGGAGAATATATGCCCCCGGTTATACGCCCGAACGTTTCCGAATTTGTGTGGCAACACATCAAAAGGGAACGCAAATCGACCAAGCTGTAACACTCGGCTGGTATGCTTTTCACAACCTTAAAGTGACGCGCACGACGACAGAGGGCGGTAGCTTCACGGTCACGGGCTCAAACGGTTACATCGCCGACCTCTCGTCGGGAGTCTTGCGCCTGTCGTATAAGAGCGGCAACGACACGCAGCAGTTCTTCGATATGGCTAACACTCGCTGCTATTCTTCGAAAGACGACTATAAGTGGTACGCGACGATGGCGACGCAAGACTATACTCTGTCAGGCAAGACAAGCGCGGGCTTTAAATTTGGCTCGTCAAACAAGGACACGCGGTCATATGTTCCTACCGACCCCACCGACGGCAACAGCAGCTTGCAGCAAGAATGGAACACGACATACGCACGAATAGAGAAAGACACGACATATATAAGACGCAGAATCCATGTCAATGAGTACTGCTACACGACCGACCCGCAAGAATATCTTTCATTTCGGGCGTCGGGGACAAAAGCAGGAAACGATTTCACGACAGATTTCGGTGCAGCGATAACCTCCGCAGGCGGCAGTTATCCCTCATTCGCCGTTAGAGTGCGTGATTCCGATGGTAATGACCATGTCCGCGCCGACTTATTTGCGGGCGATACCGACCGTGCCGAAGTGCAGCTATACGATTCACAGGGGCGCAAATATCGATTGACGTTCAAGCAAGACGGTATATTGTTTTGGTCGAACCAAACTGGCAGCAGGAAACTTGCTTTCGCATAAGGAGGACATATGACAAAATCAGAAATAAATCAAAAGCTCGCGGAGCTTAGAGCGCAGGGCGAAGCTCTACAGCAGAACAACTCTCAGATAATACGACAGCTCGAACTCAACAAGCTCGAGCTTGCCAAAATCTGCGGGAAAATAGACCTTTTGACCGAGCTCTCGGGGGGGGTAGAGGAAGATGCAGACAAGAACGATAACGGTTGATTATGCCCGCCCTCGCGGGTATGACGTTGGATATCGGGCGGAGAACAACTTCTCGGAGCTTTCTCTCCCCGTTCCCGCTGAGCTTGAGGGAGCAGACAGCTATCGTGTCTACTTTGAATCGACCGTCGGTGAGTATTTGCAAACCGAGCTGTTGACTCCTACGGATGGCTATGTGACGGTCAAAATCACGAGCGACATAGTCCCCGAGCCCGGAAACATGGCGGCACAGCTCGTAGCATTCAGAGCGGGCGAGATAGTCGGCTATGCGCCTATGATAACGGGTACTGCCAAAGTGTCAATCCCCGACGGGACAGAGCGGCTCTCGCACAGCCTTGCCACCGAAATAGCTCTCAACACTGCCGCACGTCACAGCCACGCCAACAAGGCGGTGCTTGATAAGTTCGCGGAAGCTGACGACGGAAAACCCACTTATAACGGCATAGCCATCGGTGGCGGTGGCGGTGGTACTGGCGGAGCGTCAACTGCCGAAGATGTCAGCTATACCAATGCAGACCTGCCGAATGTGTCAAATGTCAAAGGCGCGTTGGACGCTATCGCCGAAACGCAGCAACAGCACGAAGATGATATCACTGTACTCGGCGACGCATTTACGGAGCTTGACAAAAAGGCGCATACTCACGACAATAAGGCAGTCCTTGACGGCATAACCGCCGAGAAAACAGCCGAGTGGGACGGCAAGTCTGATTTTAGCGGCAGTTATAATGATTTGACCGACAAGCCGACCATACCTACAGTGCCGACCGCGCTTAAAAATCCGTATGCGTTGACCGTAAATGTTGACGGTGTAGATACCAATTATGACGGCAGTATGGAAAAGATGGTGGCGGTTAAAGGCGTGACAAAGCAGATAACCACAGGCTCAAACATAACCCTTGCCGACAACACCGAGTACCGTCTTACCAATGTATCAACCTTAACCTTGACCTATCCGGTAGGCGATTTTGAGTCTTGGATGCGCTTAACCTTTGCCGAGAGCGGCAATATCACCGTCACTCTGCCTGCCGACACCAAATATATCGGCACAGCTCCCGATTTCAAAAACGGCGAGACGTGGGAGCTCAGCTTCAAGGACAAGGTTCTGGCGGCTCAGAGGGTCGGTGAGGGAACATGAACAGGCGCAGATTTATATGGCAAGAGGCGGAGACGCATAGCGGGCTGCCGAGCAGCTATACCGCAGTCGATTATTTGCAGGCTTCCGGCAAGCAATGGATAGACACGGGCTACAGGTACGGCGCAAGCAGTAATGTTGAGATTAAATTTGACGCTCCTGCCGGAGACGACGGCACGGATTTAGGGGCGCAGGATTCAAATGACGCAAAATATAAATTTGTAATCATACTTGCCGGTATACTTCTATGGCTTGGACGGGGCAGTAACGGTAACAATATCAATGTAAACGGTATGCAAAAACCGATAACTTTGCGCAATATCGGGAAATTATTCAAAGTGACAGACAGCGCGGGTAAAGAAAGAACACAAGCTATTGAGGACGCAGGATATGTCGGACCCGAGCGGACAGTATATCTCTTTGCCCGACACACTCCGACGGGTGCAACCAATATGAGCAAATCACAGATTTATTATTGCCGATTCTATGAAAACGGCGAGCTTATTTGCGATATGCGCCCGTGCCTCGATGCTGACGGCGTGCCTTGTATGTACGATTTAATAAGACGGCGGACTTTATACAATCAGGGCACAGGCTCTTTTACGTGGGGGTGATTAAATGATATACGGAAAACTTACAGACGGCGAGCTTCGAGGAGCGCCGCGACCGATAAAAACGGCGGACGGCGATGTGTTTACAAACGACCCGAATTTACTTTTGCAATACGGCTATAAGCCGATAATTTTAACCGACTGCCCGTCCGACGGGAAGAGCTATGTCGGCTCATGGACGGAGACAGAAACAGAAATAACGCAGGTGTGGACGGAAGTCCCGCAGTCGGACGATGACCCGATATCTGATACCGAAGCATTAGAAATAATTACAGGAGGTGCAGATATATGACACGAGCAGAAGCAAAAGCTTATCGTGGCAAGATAGATGGCGTGTTGAAGAAGGTCACGACGGACGCAGAAGCTTTACAATATGCAGAGCTTTATCCGCTGTGGAGCGGGTATGTTGATTATGCTGTCGGTACTATAGTCCGCAGACCGAGCGGGCTGTATAAGTGTTACAATGCTATAACGGCAAATCCGACATGGTTGCCAGAAAACACCGCCGCGCACTGGGAACCCATCACGGTCGGCGAAGACGGCACGATAGATAATCCGATAACTGCCGCTGCCGGTATGCGGTATTTCAAGGACAAGTATTATCTCGACGGCGGCAAAACATACAAGTGCATACGCGACGATAGCAACGGTCAAGGTACTATACTGCACTATGTACCGTCGCAGCTCGTCGGAATATATTTTGAGGAGGCAGAGTAAATGAATATCTGCATATCGATAGGACACGGAAAATCAGCAAAAGGCGGCTATGACAGCGGCGCCCTCGGCGGGAACTATCAAGAGTTTAAGATAGGGCGCGAAATAGGCAAGTACATAGGAGAAGTGTTCAAGGACTACGACTGCAAAGCCGACGTTATCAACTATGACGCGACGCTCTACCTCACCGAAAGAATAGCCTACGTCAACAAGCACGGCTATGATTTGGCGATGGAAATTCACCTCAACGCCGCAGGCGGTACAGGCTCGGAGGTCTACTATAAGCATAAGAGCGCAACGGGTAAAAAGCTGGCTGGAGCAATCAGCAAGAGCATTGCTAATACATTCGGCATCCGCGACAGGGGCGCGAAGGTCAAAATCAATCCGTCAAACGGCACAGACTACTTCGGTTTTGTTCGCTCTTGTAAATGCGAATCTCTGCTGATAGAGACCGTATTCATCGACACGGCAAGCGACCGCAAGCATGTCGAGACCGCCGCAGGACAGAAGCAGTGCGCGGAGGCTATCGTCAAGGCTATCGCCAATTATTACGGCATAAAGAAAAAGTCCGCTCCGGCAGTCAAGCCGAGCGAGGACAAGCCTGCGGCAACCGTCAGAGCAGGGGATATCGTCAAAATCAAGGGCAACAAGTACGCAACTGGGCAGAGAATACCGATGTGGGTCAAGCTCAAGAAGCACACGGTCAAGACCGTCAGCGGGAGTCGCGCCCTGCTCAAAGAGATTAGCTCGTGGGTCTATGTCTCCGATTTAATTGTTTTGCATTCAAGTGCAAAAATAACGGTCGGCAGCAAGGTCACTATTCAGCCGGGAGCGACTTACGGCGGACTCACGGCGGCACGCGGTTCGATAGTACCGAACACGCAGTTGAAAAGAACCCACATTGTCGGCAAAATACAGACAAACGGCGGAGTCCGGGAAGCACTTTTGACGGATATTGCGAGCTGGGTTGCCGTCAAATATTTGGAGGTGGCTAAATGACCGCAGGACAAATCGCCGCTCTCTGCGGCATACCTTCGGCGTTGACCGTCGGCATCGTCGGCTTTTTGTTCTGGCTTTTAGAACATAAAATTGCAAAAAAAGAGGCGGCACGGGTAGCACAAGAAGAGAAGCTCGCCGCCGTCCGCGAGAAGCAAGAGCAAAAGCTCGAGCGCGAACGACATAATCGCGACGAAAATCGCAGAGAGTTTGAAAAAAATTTGCTCTTGACGAGCAACGCAGCCCTCGCCCTGAGCGAAGCGACCGCCCGCGCGGTACAGAGAATACCCGACGCGCGCTGTAACGGCGACATGCGCGATGCTTTAAACTTCGCAAAAAAAACAAAGCATGAGCAGCGGGATTTCCTCGCCGCTCAGGGCATAGAAAACATATTTTAGGAGGCTATATCATGGCAAAAATCAAAGACATTCTTTCAAACATCGGCAATGTTAAGGTCGGAACGTGGGTGCGCGGGATACTGCTGATTATCTCGCTTGTCAACATGGCGCTCTCGGCGGCAGGCAAGGCACCGATACCGACCGACTATAACGAGCTTTACACAATCGTGAGTGTTATTTTCTCAGTCCTCGTCGGAATCTCGGCTTATTGGAAAAATAACAGCTTTACTGAGGCGGCACAGACGGCAGACAAGTATCTGCACGAGCAGGGCACGGCCATAGAGGATAAGGGGGAAGAGGAATGATAACAGCTATTCTTTATAACGTTTTGAATCTCGTCGGACTTTACGGCGCGGCAGTCGTCGTGGTCATACTTAAACTTTTCGGCATTAAATAAAAATTACCGGGCAGAGGAGAAATCCCTTGCCCGGCTTTTTCAATTTTCGTTCAAAAAGTCAATGACAGCCTTTTTAATTACCTGCGCCTGTGCTATGCCTTCTGCCGCGCACTTTGCTTTAAATCGCGCGGCCAAATCCTTTGGCAGGTTGGCACGGACTTCTTCATAGGTCTTTTTGTTATAACGGTATTTTACCTCTGTCGATGTGTGGGTTTTGCGTTTCTTCTCACTCATCGTCTTTGTCCTCGGCTTCCTGCTTCTCCCAATTTCTCTCGGCGACAACGTCATAGCCGTATGAGTTCGAGTCCATCAGCTCTTCGAGAGCGGTCTCGATTTCATCGATATTCGTCGGGTCTTTAACGTCGAGCTCGAACTCTTCGACCTGCACAGAGTTCTTCATCTGCTCTGTGTGCGTCCAATGTCCCCACACGCGCTCCATTTCGGCGATGGCTTTCTCTCGGTCAGCTCCGATGTAGTCGTCGAATATGTCGCCTCTGACGTATGATTCAACTTTGTAAATTTTCATCTTTCATTATCCTTTCTTTTGAGGTTCTTGCCTCTTTCATTGTCCATATTATAACATACTAAGCATAGTATGTCAACGCTTTTTCAAACTTTTTTAAAAAATTTGAAAGTTTTTTTCATTTTGATTTTAGCAATATATATCCATATAGTCAAGCCAAAGAAGCGGACACAATAGCCTGGTTTTTTATATAGATATTGACTTTCTAATCGGTTTAAGACGGTTTGACGCAGGATAGATAACTAACACACAACTAACAAAGTAGGCTAAAAAGCGTTATTTTTCAAGGGAGTAAGGTTATCCGCACCATAACAGTAAAAGCCTTGAAACTCAATGTTTCCAAGGCTTTTGCTCATTTTAAGGTGCTCTGAAATCGCCTGTTTTGCTCTCTACAACTAACACACAACTAACACACAACTAACAAATTAAATCAGATTGACCTCTCTGAGCAGCGTCTGTATCTCGACATGAGTATATACCTTTTCGGTTAGGTTCATTATGGACTTGTGACCGACTATCTTCTTGAGGATTGTTTGGTTTGCGTTAGCGGCTACCATGAGCGAAATAAAGGTGTGCCGCGTCTCATGTGGCGTGTGCTTCATATTCAGCTCGTTCATCAGCGGATTCCAATAGATTTTTATGAAGTTGTCGTAGTTTAGCTTCTTACCGTCCTCTGTGCATACGGCATACGGACTTTTTGACTTGTCCATGAAGCTCTGCCAAAATGGGAGAACCTTATCCGCTATAGGTACAGCTCGAACACCCGCTTCTGTTTTGGAGTGCCGGACGCTGAACCACTGTCCCTCAAGGTTTACATCTTCCTTTTTGAGGTCAAGCAGCTCCGAGATTCGAACGCCTGAATATATTAACATTAGAATTATTGATATATATTCGTGCTGATTTAGCGAGCTCCAAAGCTTGGCGATTTCTTCGGACGAGAACGCCGCTCGCGGTTTAGGTGCTTCTTTTGCTGTGACTGTCACCTGTTCGGCATAATTCTTTTGTATTGCATCGTGGTTGATACACCAACGGTATAGTTGGTTGAATAATATCTGTATGCGCTTCTGCGTCTGATATCCTGCTCCGCAACTGTCTATAACCTCTTGCATATGAAGCGGTCTGACATCCGACATTTTCATATCATATAAAGGCTCGCAGTGCTTGTATGCGGCTTTATAATTTTTTGTTGTTGAGCGGTTTGAATTTTCGTCAAATGTGTCATTCCACCAGCGGTCATATATCTCCGCGAAAGTTACCCGCGAAAGCTGTAAGTCATAAGGATTATCATTAAATGCGGCGAGGGCTTGCAGGGCTTCGGCCTTGGTTCTGTAGTAGCCTATGTTGGCATATAGTTGTTTTCCGTTATCGTCCCACCCGATAGTTCGGCGGGCTATATATGGCTTGCGTCTGTTGCCGGACAGCTTGTATACAGACCCGTAGCCATTAGGCAATCTCATAAAAAAACACCCGCTTTCTGTTTTTTGCTTGCCTTAAACAGAGCGGGGTGATATACTATAAGTGTATCAACTCGCTCTATTGCATGGCGCGTCTTGGTATCCGACCCGTCCCTGTTCCCGCAGGGGCGGGTTCTTTTTTATTTAGCTTAAATCTTTTATTGCGTTCGAAACGTCATCGACAACATCAAGCCCGATTTGGTATTTGCCCGTTACCTTGCCGTCCACAAACATAACTGTCGCCCCGTATGACAAGCCGTCCGCAACGGGCTTGCTCGCCCAACTGTAATTGTGTGTTGTGCTTCCTCCTCCGAAGTCGGTCGACGAGAGAAGAGTTCCCTCACAGCCGACTATCTTAACCACTTGCTCGTATGTCATTCCGTTTTTAATCTTATTGTATTTTTCCATTGTCATGTAGGTGTCGGGTTCCGTCGTCGCGGGGGCGGTGGTCTGAGCGGTTATGTCGCCCTCAGATATACCCCATATTATTATGCCCGCGAAAAGCCCGAAAATCACAACGAATACAGATAAAATGATGATACCGACCTTTGACGGTCTTTTTGTGCCACAGTTCGGGCAGAACTTCGAGTTTCCGATTTCGGCTTTACATTTTTTGCATTTCATTTTTATACATCCTTTCTATTATCCCGCCGCAAGGGCGGGATTTTTAATTTATTTCTCGAATGAGCATGCGAGGAACGCCGAGAATATGATACATTTCCAAATCCGCGCCTCGCAGCTTTTTTGGCTGATATTCCGGATTGATGGGGCTGAGTCTTACCATATCATCGGAAACATCAATGCGCTTGAGCGTGGCACATTCTCCGTCATAAATGACTGCTCCGACATCGCCGTTGTGGTCTATGTAATTCTGCTTCAATACAAGCACTATATCTTTTTCCTGATAGAGCGGATACATTGAGCTGCCGCGGACTTCCAAAACAAAGAAGTCTTTTTTGTCTCTTCCTTTCAGATAAGCCGTCGGAACTTCTACAACCGCACCGTTCCAATCTTCGACCGCGATTTCTTCATATCCGGCAGCAATGCAACCGAGAACCGGGAAAGTTACGACATCATCCGTAATGTTCGGGGAAACAAGGTTAAGCGGGTTCATCGGAACGTCTTTTCCCGCGAGCCACGCCGAAGATACGCCAAAATGCGACGCTAAAGTTTCTATAACGTCGAGACTTATTCTCTTTGTTTCCCCGTTTTCCCAGCGCATAACAGTTGTTTTGTGTACGCCGACCAGTTCGCCGACAGCTTCCAGCGATTCGTTGACGTGCTCTCGGCAATATTTTAATCTTTCTCCCATTGTCTTTGGATTCATTTTTTCATCACCACCAACCAAATAATACCATAGAATTGCAACGATTGCAACCTTTTTTAGACAAAATACAAAAAAAGTTGCAAAAACTCTTGACAACGTTGCAGTGCGACGCTATAATAATGTTGCAATCTTGCAACGGGAGGAGGCGAAAAAAATGATTAACACTGCAAAAATCAGAGGCAAAATAGCTGAAAAGGGAACTACTCTTCTTTCCTTGTCCAAAGAGCTGAACTTGTCCCCGTACACATTGGGACGCAAAATCAGCGGAAAATCAAAGATGACGCTCGATGAAGCCGAAAACTTACAGCGACTTCTTGATATCCCGGACGGAAAATTTGAAGAGTATTTTTTTTACAGCTGAGTTGCAATTTTGCAACAAATGGAAACTGAGGTTAAACATGGAAGGGAGATGAAAAGATGACAGACCTTGAGCTCGAACGCGCGGAAAACGAAATCCGAGCAAGAAAGAGCGACGGCAAGCACCAAACGAGAATAGCAGTCGTATCAATCTTACTCGGAAGTCTCGGGGGAGTACTCGGGGCACTTTTGGCACAGTGGGTAATTAACACTTTCCTGAAATAAGCCAAAAAATCAAAGAAGTGAGAAAGCCCATAACGCCGCCGCCTAAAATCCCAAAAGAGGCGATAAGCCAATCGTGGCGACGTTGAGCCTTGCGAAGATACATCTCTTTTAATTCTTTCGCTTGCTCAAAATCACCAGTTCCGCGTGGAACGACCTTGCCCGTAGCGAGCGTGGGGACATGAACCTTTTGTTCCAAACAAGCACCTCCCTTCGGGTAAAAGTATACAACAGATTCTTATAAAGTCAACATGAAAGGAGCTCACAGTGAATAACATACCAACCATGTCGAAAATCACAGTCAAACAGGCGGCACGGCTAATGGACAAGAGCGAAATGTTCGTCCGAATAGGTTTACAGCGCGGAATACTGCCGATAGGCACGGCGATAAAGCTCAACGGGAAGCATTACACCTATTACATCAGCCCGAAGCTGTTCAAGGACTACACGGGCATAGACCCGAGCGAAGAAGAAAGGAAACAGACATGACGAAGGAAATTTTAACGGTCGGTATGAGCTTGCTGCTCGCTCTCGTCTTTGCGACGACGACGGTTCCCGAAGCTATCGCGCCCGGAGCTGCACCGACAGAAGAACAGACCGAGCAAGTCCCCGAAAAACGCTATTATTTGACCGTAGACGAGCGAGAGCTTATATGCGAGGTTGTTATGGCTGAATCGGGAACAGAGCCTTACGCGGGCAAAATCGCAGTCTCACAGTGTATCTTGAATGCTTGCGAGCAAACAGGCAAAAGCCCCGCCGAGATTGTGACCGAATACGGCTACACGGCACGCCGAGTGAAACCGAGCGCGGAAGTCGAAAAAGCTGTTTCAGCGGTTTTTGACGACGGCGAGGCAGTAACCGACGCAGAGATTCTTTATTTTTATGCGCCTGAGCTTGTAAGCAGCGAGTGGCACGAATCGCAGACATACATATGCACGATAGGCGGGCACAGGTTTTTCGCCTAACTGAAAGAAAGGAAGAAAAGAAAATGCAGGAAAAACACATACCATTATACAAAGACCTCTACACAACATTTGAGCTGGACGATAAACAAGGTCATATGTTAGCAATCGCAAAGCTGGCGGCTGATATCGCGCAAGACATTGTGGACTCCGTGACAGTTACTCCCCTCAGCGCTCCGGCAATTATAACCGCGTGCAAGTTCGTCATAAAAGTCATCTCTGAGACTCCTGCTATTGCGTCAAAGGAACTCGATGCGCTCACGGACGCTATGCTCGCCGTAGTAGCCATGAACTCGACGGTCTATTCGGGCACAAGAATAAATAAGAACTTTGAGGAGATGCTTAAATGATACTGAAGTTCGTGATTCAGACGGTGTTCGAAATCGCCATCGTCGCACTTATCATCTATGGCTTTTGCCGTGAGGACAAGCTCATAGCTTTCGAGGACAAGATAACGTCGAAAATCAAAGAAAAGAGGAACCGCAGTGGGCGAATATAAGCGCGCAAAGATATGCTATAAATGCAGATATCTATGCGGAATGTCAGGCAGAATGTTCAGCGGCGCGGACTGGGACGGCATGGCTTGTCACTATACCCTTTTGACGGGTAAATTCCGCGAGGTTAAGGCGACAGATACATATTGTCCGTATTTCCGTGCCAAAAGAAGAGAAAGGAAAGTTGTCCCGTGGGACAAGATGAAAGTTAATGAAAACATATGATGAATTTCTCGACGACAAGATAGAAGTCGCCAAAGAGAGCGGGTTCGAGATATCGCTTGACGAGATTAACCCAGCACTCAAACCTCATCAGAAACTCGCCGTTCAATGGGCGGTCAGAGGCGGCAGACGCGGACTGTTCGAGCGGTTCGGACTCGGCAAGACCGTGCAGGAACTCGAGTTTTGTCGCATAGTCACCGAGCATGAAGGCGGTCAAGCTCTTATCGTCTTGCCGCTCGGTGTGCGTCAAGAGTTCACCCGTGACGCAAGAGAGCTGCTGCATATCCCCGAGCCCGTATATGTCACCTGTATGGACGAGGTAAGAGCTTCAGACGCACAAATCCTCATGACCAACTATGAGCGAGTCAGAGACGGAGACATAGACCCCAAATATTTCACGGCGGTCAGTCTCGACGAAGCGGCGGTACTTCGCTCTTATGGCTCAAAAACCTATCAAACTTTTTTCCCGAAGTTCAAGGGAATTAAATATAAGCTTGTGGCGACCGCCACGCCGAGCCCAAACAGATATAAAGAGCTTATCCATTACGCAGGATTTCTCGACCTTATGGACACGGGACAGGCGCTTACACGGTTTTTTAAGCGCGATTCAACGAAAGCTAACAACTTGCAGCTCTATCCGAGTATGGAGCGTGAATTTTGGCTCTGGGTTGCGTCGTGGGGGCTGTTCCTAAGCTCGCCCGCCGACCTTGGACTCGATGCGACGGGCTACGATTTACCGCCGTTCGAAGTGCGCACCCATGTCATAGACGACGACATGGAAAACTTGCCCGCCGACCGTGACGGACAGTTTAAGCTGCTGAGAGATACCGCGACATCGTTATCTGAGGCGGCACGTGAGAAAAGCTCAAGCATATCGGCGCGAGTAGCGAAAGCAAAAGAGCTGATAGACGAAGCAAGCCCCGACGAGCATTTTATTTTATGGCACGACCTCGAAGCAGAACGTCACGCAATAAAAAAGGCTATTCCCGAAGCTGTCGACATTTACGGCAGTATGGACTATGACGAACGCGAACGCCGCGTTATTGACTTCCAAGAGGGACGCACAAGGATATTCGCCACAAAGAAGAGCCTTTCCGGCTGCGGGTGCAATTTTCAGAAATATTGCCACCGTGCGATATTCGTCGGTATTGACTATGAGTTCAACGACTTTATTCAGGCGATTCACAGAATACACCGCTTCTTGCAGACCGAAAAGGTGATTATCGACATAATCTATACCCAAGCGGAAGAAGAAATCTGGGAAGCGCTCCGTGAGAAGTGGAAACGGCACGACGAATTAGCACAGAAGATGTCCGAAATCATCAAGAAATACGGATTGTCGTCTCCGCATATCGCCGAGCAGTTGAAAAGAAGTAAAGGAGTTAAAAGAGTGGAAATCAAAAGAGAAAGGTTCACAGCCGTGAATAACGACTGCGTTGAAGAAACACGAAAAATGCCCTCTGATAGCGTCGGACTGATTCACACGTCAATCCCATTCTCCAATCATTACGAATATACCCCGTCATATAACGACTTCGGGCATAACGCGACAACAGCCCAGTTTTTCAAACAAATGGACTATTTGACACCTGAACTGCTTCGTGTGTTACAGCCCGGCAGAGTTTGCGCAGTTCATGTCAAAGACCGCGTTCTCTTCGGCAACGCGACGGGCACGGGATTCCCGACAGTTGAACCGTTTCACGCGATGTGCATAAGTCACTACATTAAGCACGGCTTTCAGTATTTCGGCATGATAACGGTCTGCACCGATGTTGTCCGCGAGAACAATCAGACTTACCGTCTCGGCTGGACGGAGCAGTGCAAAGACGGTACGAAGATGGGCGTCGGCTGTCCCGAATATATCTTGCTTTTTCGCAAGCTTCCGAGCGATACAACGGACGGATATGCAGATGTCCCCGTCACCAAAAGCAAGGACGACTATACCCGCGCCCAGTGGCAGATTGACGCGAACGGTTATCAGCGGTCAAGCGGGAACCGACTTGTCACCCGCGAGGAACTCAAAAACGCGCCCGTCCGAGTGCTCGAGAGAATGTATCGTCAATATTCCCGTGAAACGGTATATGACTACGCAGACCACGTGAAGCTCGCAAAAGAACTCGATGAAAAGGGACATCTTCCCGCCACTTTCGCAGTGGTCTCGCCCGGCAGTTGGAGCGACGAGATATGGGACGATATCAACCGTATGCGCACACTCAACACAACGCAGAGCAGACGCCGTCAGAATCTTCATGTGTGCCCGTTGCAGCTCGATATTGTGGAGCGGATAATAAACAGATATTCCAACAAAAACGACCTTGTATATGACCCGTTCGGCGGTCTTATGACCGTTCCGTACATGGCGGTTAAAATGGGGCGCAGGGGCTACGGCTGCGAACTTAACCCCGACTATTTCCGCGATGGCGTGGGCTATCTCGAAGCGGCAGAAGCACAGATAGGCGCACCGACGCTATTTGATTTAATGGAGGGAGCTTAACAATGAAATTGACATGTAACACATACGACCTCAAGGCGGCTTGCGCCAAAGCAGCGAGAGTTATTGACAAATCGCCGTCTCCGGCTACAAACGGGCTCTTGCTCTCGGCAGAAAGTGGAGTCCTGACCGTGACGGGATATAATCTCACGATTGGGATATCCGTCAAAATCCCCGCGAGGGTAGAGATTCCTGGAGCGATAATCGCGGACGCGAAGATTCTGACAAATGCAACGGGCAAGCTCCAAAAGTTTGAGACGGCACTATCAACAGATGAAGATGTTCTTATCGTTCAGAACGGACGCTCGAATCTCAAGGTCAAAGGCATACCTGCGGAGCAGTACCCCGCATTACCGACGACTGAAAACGGCGTGACCTGCTGCGTTGACGGTGAGAAGTTAGTCAAGCTGATTAAAAAGACGGTCTTTTGCGCGGATGAAGATAAGGGCGTGAGAATGACTATGTCGAGCGAGCTTAAACTTTGCGCGACAGATGGCTTTACGCTCGCGGAATCAAGTATACCGCTCAGCAAGGCGGTTGACGAGAGAACGGCGATGATACCTCCGAAAGCACTTTCAGAGCTTTTGGACGCGACGGACGCAGTGGAAATATCTATCTCCGAAAAACACATTGTTGCCCGAACTCGTGATTATACGTTATTTTCAAGGCTTATGTCAACGACGTGGGAAATCGATGTTGCAAAAATCATACCCAATGACACAGCTTTAGTAAAGACTGATTTTAAGTCGCTCATGGCGGCTTGCGAGAGAGTACAGATTCTTGCGAGCACAGAGACACAGCCCGTTAAGATGTCATTCTCAAGCGACGGAATAGAGATCTCCGTCAAGGCAACGATAGGCAGTGCCAACGATTCTGTGGCGGCACAGACAAAAGCCGATTTAACGCTCGGCGTCAACGCTAAATACCTTTTAAACGTCTTAAAAGCGGCTGAAACCGATAGGTTTTTGGTAAGCTCGCCAGTTTCGCCGATGGTTTTCAAGGACGAAATGAGCACGTACATTCTTCTGCCCGTGCGACTGAGGGAGCGAATATGAGATACAACGATGCAGACCAAACGCCGCCCGTTCAGACGACGGCGGCACAGGACGAACAAATAAAACAAATGGCAGCAACCGATTGTATCAACTACCTATTTCAGATAATGAAAGGAGAAACCAAAAGATGAAGCTCTATGAACTCGACAGCGAATATCTCGATTTTATCTCTGCTGTTGAAGATGGGACAATCCCGGAGGACGCTATCGAAGATACCCTCGAAATGCTCAACGGCGACTATAAAGACAAGCTGGACAACACCATTTGTGCTATCAAGAATTTGACCGCCGAAGCTAAGATGATAGACGAGGAAATAAAAGCTCTAACGGCAAGAAAAAAGGCAAAAGAGAACTCCGCTGACTATCTCAAGGGTTGCGTATCTCGCTCCATGCAGTGTAGAGGTGAAACCTCTTTCGAGAGCGCGAGAAACAAAGTCGCTTTCCGCAAGTCTGAACGTCTCGTAATCGCAGATGAAGCCGCATTTGTGGAAAAATATCCGAAATTCGTCATATTCACCCCGAAAATCAGCAAAACCGATGTCAAAACGGCGGTCAAGTCCGGCGAATCGTTTGACGGCGCGGACATTGTGGAAGTTCAGAACATTCAGATTAAGTGAGGTGCAACATGGATAATTTTGAAATTTACAGCAGGGTTTGCGAAGTGCCCGGCAACGCACAGAAGAAAATCACGGCGGGTCGTCTCAAGGGATTCACAGACATTAACCCGATGTGGCGCATAAAGAAGCTGACCGAGGTATTCGGGGCTTGCGGCATTGGATGGTATACCGACAATATCAATCACTGGCTCGAGGACGGAGCGGACGGGACAAAGACGGCACATGTCTCGCTCAACCTCTATGTCAAAGAAAACGGCGAGTGGAGCAAGCCTATCTTCGGAATCGGCGGTGCGTCGTACATATCTAATGAAAAGGGCTCGAACGAAAAGAGCAGAGCTTATACCTCCGACGAGTGTTTCAAAATGGCGTACACCGACGCGCTTTCCGTCGCTTGTAAGGCGTTAGGCTTTGGTGCGAATGTCTATTGGGCGGCAGGGAGAAGCAAATACAGCTCTCAGAACACCACACCCGCAGACGAAAAGACAAACCGTGAAGCCGTAAATCTTGCCACACGCGACCTCATGAGCGCGTTTGCGAAGCTCAGAGGGAAAAGTATAGGCGAAGTCGAAAACGCGCTTATGCGGCAAATTTCAGCCCCCGAGGGCATGTCTCTTGAAACTATATCCGACAGTTTAGCGGAGCGTGCAAAAACTCAGATAGCCGTCTGGCTCAAAGCCGCAAAGGAGCAGTCATGACAATCGAAAAAGCCGACTGGCTCTTTGAGTCCGATGGATTCTATTTAAAGTTCAAAGTTAAGAACCGCGAAGAAGGTCAACGCATAGTGACAGAGGTTAATGCTTCCGACAAGCCCTATGAGTTGACCGTCGGGCGACAAAAGAAGAAACGCAGTCTTGACGCAAATGCTTATTGCTGGGTTCTCATCGGCAAGCTCGCCGCAAAGCTGCACTTGACGATGTCGGAGATATACCAAAGTGCGATAAAGGAAATCGGCGATAACTTTGAAACCGTGTGCGTTCAAAATAAAGCGGTAGACAAGCTTCGCGACGGCTGGGAACACAACGGCTTAGGCTGGTTGACGGTCACACTTCCATCTAAAATTCCCGATTGCACTTGCATACAGCTCTATTACGGCTCGTCGGTCTATGACACTGTTCAGATGTCGCGGCTGATTGACACGATTGTAACAGAGTGCAAAGCTCAAGGCATAGAGACAATGACACCTGAAGAGCTCGAACGGCTAAAGGAGGCGTGGAAATGAGGTCAATTCTACAGACCGATGAAGATGTTTGCTTTCTCTGCGGCAGGTCGGGCGCACCTATGGACTGGCACCACTGTTTTGGAGGCTCGGCACGACACGCAAGCGAGGCGTACGGCTTGAAAGTCCGTCTCTGTCATATGGGATGTCATATGTATGGTGATAAAGCCGTACACAACAATCAAGATACAATGGACTACATACACCGATACGCCCAAAACGCAGCAATGAAATATTACGGCTGGGATAAAGATGACTTTATCAGGCTTTTCGGAAAAAACTACCTTTAAGGAGGGCTAAAAAATGGAGAAGCGTAACTGTTTTGCTTATGGCTCGGCAACAGATAACGGTTGCAAAGCGTTGATAAAGCGCGAGTGCGACAAATGCAAGTTTTACAAGACGGCAAACGACAACGCAATCGAAAAACTTAACTGCGAGCTCAGAATCCGCCGCATGTATCAGACGTCGTCGAAAGATTTTTTAAATAACAGGAGATCAAACAATGATTAACAGCGTAATTCTCATGGGCAGATTGACAGCAGACCCCGAGCTCCGACAGACGCAGAACGGCACGGCGGTAACATCGTTTGCTGTCGCCGTCGAGCGCAGATTTCAGCGCGAGCAGACCGACTTTATCAATGTCGTTGCGTGGAAACAGACAGCCGAGTTTGTCGAGAAATATTTCAAAAAAGGCGCAATGATAGCGCTTAGGGGCAGCATACAGACCCGCAAATACGAGGACAAAAACGGCAACAAGCGCACAGCGTTTGAAATTGTCGCCGACGAGGTCAGCTTCTGCGGGTCAAAGGCAGAAAAACCGCAGACCCCGAACAACGACGACTTCGAAGAGATACCCATAAGCGACGACTTGCCGTTCTGAGGTGGATTATGAACATACTCGATTACATTCCGAAAGGGAAAGAAAACGCAGTCACCCGCGAAGCCCTTTGCATTTGCACGGGACTCGATGACCGAACCGTTCGCAAGCTGATAGAGCTTGCAAGGGACGGCGGAGCGCCGATTCTCTCATCTTCCCGTTATGTCGGATATTGGCTTTCCGACGACATAACCGAAATTAAAGCCTTCCTCAGCGAGACAGACCGCCGTTGCAGGAGCTTGTCACGCAGAGCGCAAGGGCTTAGACGCTATGTCGCCGAGCTTGAGGGATTCTATACCGTTCCCGTACAAGCCCATTTCAGGACAATAAAAAGGAGCTGAGGCAATGGAGCTCAAATGGATAAAACTCTGTGTTAATATCTTCGACGATGAAAAAATAGCGCTCATCGAGAGTATGCCCGACGCTGATTCCATAATCGTAATATGGTTCAAAATCCTCTGTCTTGCGGGCAAGCAGAATAACTGCGGCGTGCTTATGCTTAGCGACCGCATACCGTACACCGAAGAAATGCTTGCAACTATCTTTCGCCGTCCTATATCTACCGTGCGACTCGCTCTTACCACCTTTGAAAGCTTCGGAATGATAGAAGTTGTGAACGGCACAATAACTATCCCAAACTGGGAGAAACATCAGTCCTTAGATGTCGCCGAGAGGCAGAAAGAACTATCGCGCGTGCGCTCTGCTAATTATAGACAGCGACAGAAAGCAATCGCGGAGGAAAATGTAAGCGTCACGCAAGGCAACGTGACGCGTCACGCAAGCGTCACGCAGAATCACGCGACAGAAGAAGATATAGAAGAAGATATAGATAAGAATATAAAAGAAATAGATAAAGAAAAGCCCACGCGCCATAAATACGGTGAATACAAAAACGTGCTTCTGACAGACGAAGACCTTGAAAAGCTCAAAAAAGAGTTTCTTGACTGGTCTGACAGAATCGAACGCCTGAGCGCGTATATGGCAAGCACGGGCAAGAGCTACAAAAATCACCTTGCGACGATTCGGAACTGGGCACGGCGTGACAGCAAGACCCTGACCGCAGATGTTAAGCCGACCGGGCGAGCGTCGTATGATTTGACGGAGTTCGAACGAGCGGCGGCACAAAAGCCGATAGTGTACAAGAAAAAATAATGCAGTGCCCGGGCGAAAGTCCGGGCAGAAAGGAAAAATCATGGATTGCAACAAAACGATAAACTTTTATCCCGAACTCAAAAGACTTTGTGACTCGCGCGACAGCTGCGCGGCTGATGCGGCTAACAAAGAGCAATGCCCGATGCGTGGGCTTGATTTTTGCGGGAGTTCTGCTACAGACGTAAGCGCCGAAAAAATCATAAAAGCAGTGGATAACCTGCAAAAGTGGAGCGACGAACACCCGAAGAAAACATACGCGCAGGACTTTTTTGAGAAGTTTCCAAAAGCACCAAGCAAATCAGACGGGAGTCCGTTTGTGTGCAGAAAAAAAATCTACGGCGGAATATACTCGACGCTCGAGGACTGCGATTACACGGGGACTTGTAAGAACTGCTGGAATGAACCTATGAACGATGAAGAAACAAAAGGAGCTTAACAAAATGAAGATTGTTTTAGATAAAGACGCATACAAGCCCTGCAAGGCACATCCCGAAGACGCAGGCTTTGACCTCATGGCAAGGGAGCGTCAGATAGTCCCAGCACAGGGAAGCGCGATATTTGACATTGGCGTACATATCGAGATACCGCGGGGGTTCGTCGGATTCCTCAAGAGCAAGAGCGGACTTAATGTCAAACGCGGCATAACGAGCGAGGGCGTTATTGATGCGGGCTATACAGGCAGTATTTGCGTCAAGCTGTATAACAACACCCGGATTCCCTACATGGTCGAAAAAGGCGATAAGATAACGCAGCTCATCATTTTGCCGATTTGCAGCGACGAACTTGAAGTCGTCGATAGTCTTGACGAGACGGCACGCGGCAACAACGGATTCGGCTCGAGCGGGAGGTAAGAAAATGGATTGCAACAAAACGGTGACAAGGAGTGGAACGCCGATTAAACTTTTAATTGGCGGCAGCCCTTGCACAAAGTGGAGTATAGCGCAGAAAAACGGACGTGAAGTTCTGCCGGAAGGTATAGGCTGGGAGCTGTTCGAGAATTATCGGATAGCGAAAGAGAAATTCCAGCCCGACATATTTTTGTATGAAAACAATAAGTCGGCGGCTCAACCCATAAAAGACGCGATTTACTCCGCTCTTGGTGGGGGCAAGGACCCATCAGTTCGGCTTACACACATAGACAGCGCGTTGGTTTCGGCGCAACATCGTCAGAGGTTTTATGTTACGAATTTCGGTGATATAGAACAACCAGAAAACAGAGGAATCTTGTTACGTGATGTGCTTGAAAGCGGAAAAGAGTTGTCTTGCCGCGAAAAGGCGTACACGCTCACAGCCAGCTATGGCGGAGCGGTAGCGTGGAATACTTTGGAGAAAAATCAACGAACGATGGTTGCTGAACCTGTCTGTATGAGATATAAACGCTCAGAGGAAGCCAAGAGGGTCCGCAAGCAGTACGAAGCGGGGGATGTTCACCACGGATTTCATGAATTGAGCGAACTGCACCCACGCACAGACGGCAAAACAAACACGCTTAGCACAGTGTTGAAAGATAACCCGATTTGCGAGCCTGTCTGCGTTGGATATCGCGGAAGAATAGAAAGCAGCGGAGGTCAAGGCACGAAAACAGGACTTTATGCAATACCTATTAAGTTTGTTGGAAATGTCCCAATAAAAGCCGTTAGCTGTGCGGACGGAAAAGTCTATACAGTATATGAAGTTAGAGATGGGCAGGTTACCATTAAGGGCAGACGATACCCTATAAAACTGCGAGATGGTTACTACATTATACGCAAGCTTACGCCTACAGAATGTGAGAGATTACAGACCATGCCGGACGGCTACACTGCCGCAGTAAGTAACAGCCAAAGATATAAAGCTCTCGGCAACGGATGGACGGCAGAGGTTATTATACATCTCTTGAATCATACGCTTAAAGATGTCCCGCGTGACGAAAAGCTTGTTGTGTTGTCTATGTATGACGGCATAGCAACAGGCAGATACTGTCTCGACAAAATGGGTTTTAAAAATATTGAGTATTACGCTTATGAGATAGACCCTTACGCACAAAAGATAGCGATGTCAAACTATCCCGATATTGTGCGGTGCGGGGATGCGTTTCAAATTAGAAATTTTTAATGGAGGTGTAACAAATGGCTGATTACATAGACCGCGCTGCACTAGGGATAGGCTTGTGTACCCGAGATATTTTTGAGAACAAAGGCTATGCGGACGGCTGGAATGCCGCTGTTAAAATTTTAAAAGAAGCTCCCGCCGTAGATGTTCCGGAAATCGTCAGATGTAAGGGTTGCAAAAATTATGAACTTGTGAAATCTAACAACTATCATTTTTGTAACGAGTTCGGCGGGTATGTTACTGAAAAAGATTTTTGCAGTCGAGCGCAAAAAATGGACGGAGGTACGAATGATGAGATGTGATTGTTGCCCGTTAGCACCATATGATGATACCTGCCCCGAATGTGAGGGTGAATACGGTATAGAGTATAAAGACGGCTCATTGGGGTGCAGACACCCACGAAATTGGATTGACAAACGAGATAGAGAACATACGGAGTGTTATGGCATTATGGGTACGGATATGGGAATAGAAATGAGCTTAACCAAAGAGGAGCTTGCAAGAGCGATTGAGCTTTGTAAGCATATGATAGGGCTTGATTACAAAAGCCCTTATCACAGACACGGTAAAGCGTTTTATAAACCATATCGGAACTACTGCGAAGCACCGCGGGACGGAAATCCGATTTTGGATAAATTGCCGTTTAGCGTGATAGAAAGACGGCAGGGTGCGTTGCTTGTTTGGTACGCTCTCACAAAACAAGGTCTTGCGTGGCTCGGTAGACAATTAAAAATAACAATATGGGAGGAAGAATAATGACAACAGAACAGGCAATCAAAGAGTTGAAATCCGACAGAGAATTGTACGGGAGCGATATTGTCTATGCGGGCGACGGAACGCCCGAGGGAGATTTAATGCTTGCCTTAGATATGGGTGTTGCCGCTCTCAAAAAGCAGATATCAATGCTTGCCTTAGATATGGGTGTTGCCGCTCTCAAAAAGCAGATATCAATGCTT